CTTCGCGGGGGGCGACCACTCCTGTATCCTCTTTTTGCATCTTCGCCCAAGTCTTCTTGGCGATCCGGTCTTTCTGATCCTCAGATAGCCCACGGGTAGTTGCATCTACGATCCGGCGCAGTTCCTCCTCAGATGAGACTTTTTCATTGCGATTCTCATTGAGCAGACCTCTTGCTCGAGCCTCGGCCTCAAGATTGATCCGGCCTGCAATACCGCCCCGTTGCTCTGTGGCAGCAACCTTCCATTCATTCCCGCCTTCCATCTTCTGCCAAGCAATCTCTTGGGTTCCCCACCGCTTGATCTGAGCGGGGGAGGCTGAGAACCCTACGCGGTCATAGCCATTCTTTGCGGCGTAGGCAAGGATGCGCTTAACGCCCAGCTCATGCCAATTGTCTTTGTACGGGGCATCCGGTAACTGCTCTTCAAATTCTAAAAGTTTTTTACGAACACCCTCAAGTTTTGCTAACTGATCTTTCCACCTTTGGTTCAATACTTTTAGTTGTGGGTCATCTTTTACTTTATCGGTGATTTCATACCAACTCAGTTCTGCGCCCGTTTCTTCCTTTATCTTCTGTTTGAGTTCTTGCTTAATTTTTTCGTTGTAATCATCGTATTCTTCTTGAAACTTTCTAAATTTTTCTGTTTCGGCTCGCTCTTCCTGAACGACCTTTTCCCTCGCCTCAACATTTGCCTTATCAAAATAGCCGGCCTCATTGCCCCGCTGATGCCAATCAGACTGCATCTCATCCACATAGAGCATCGGCTTTCCATCGGTCGTGGTTCGATCCTGAACCCGCATATGGAGGAGGACATTGGGTTCGCTCCAATGTGACCCCTGAACATCAGTAAACTCATGATCTGGATAAGAACGGGGGTTTACAATAAGTAACAACTCCCGGTAGTTTTGCCCGTTGTCTAATTGGTAGTCTGCAAAGCGGGTTTCCCCCTCGCCCATGAGTCCTTGGAGCATGGCATCTTCTCTAGCCGCCCCCTGAGCCGACTCAAAGTCGCGATAATCCCCACGGCCTACCGGTATGTCATCAGGATCTTTAAGGTAATACCCCATGTCATCACTACCGACGATGGTATATCCAGCAGAGTTTCTCCACTCATATTCGGGGCTTTCGTAATACTCTGACTCAGCTTGGTTGTAAGCTCTTTCCTTGATTCGCTCATCAACCTCTTCATCAATCCGGCTTAGGATATTGGGGTCTTCAAGATCTTCCGGAGAATACTCATCCATGATTTCTTCACGGATTTTTTCCCTTGACCCTGGGAAATACTCATCAAACTCAAGGACATAGTCATCAGAACGGTCGCTGATATAACTGTCGTTTTCAATAACCCTTCCATCCCCGAAATCAAAGTCATTATCATTGAAGTCGCCCTGCCTGTACTCAACCTCCGCAAACTTTATCTTTTTGTTGTCGATGTAGTCCCGAATCTCATCTCGGGTGACCGACTTCTTGCCTTGTAGGAAATCATTAAGATCGGCGTATTCCAGCTCATCATTGGACACCCCGGCCTTCTTTAGCTCAGAGAGGAAAGCCTCGCCAGACCCCTGCTTTCTCTGCATATTGAGGATGGCCTTCTCCGCGGGGGAGTACAGACCTACCTGATTGGCCGGAGCCTTGACTGTCTCAGGCTTGGCCTTGACTTCCTTGGGCGTAATGACCTGTTCAATTGATGGGCCAACGGCTTCCATCGACAGCCCGACCGGCAGCGGGGGCAGCTCCTTAACCTTATCCAAGGCACCGCTCATCATGCTTTGCACCTGGGGCTTGACCCCGCGGACACCAGCCAATTGGGCTAACTCCGGCATGATCGGGGGGATCTTGTACTTAGTCTCAATCTCTTCTAAGAACTTGCCCACATCCTGAACATAGGGCATCGCCTCAGCGGATATGTCGCCCGGAGCCATGAAACGCTCCACGGCCTCTTCCCCCGCCCGGATACCCTCTTGACTACCGAACTTCCCTGAGCTCAAGGTTCCGTAAAGGCCGACAAACGGGGAGACCATGCCCTTGGCTAGGCTCTTGCCGATAACGCCGGCCGCCTCAGCCCGCGGATCTGTCCTCGACTCCCGGTCACCGGAGAGCGCCTCAAGCATGGCATCGATCTCGCCCCCGGACTGCATCCGAACCTCGCCCCCGGCCTTCATGCCTTCAGGGTTCAGTTGAGCCTCAACCATCGCAGCGTTCATCCCTGGGTAGTACTTGACCAGCTCATCCGCTCCAATCTTGCCCTCCTTAAACGACTGTATATCGGATGATCTTTTCGCCTGGGCTTGTTGGCTCTGCGTATAGGAGGCAGCACCACCGGAAGCGGCGTACCAATCTTTGAGGTTCTTATCAATTGCGCCGCCTTTGGCATAAGGGATGCCCGTACCGCCACCCCATACCTCAGGGGCAACTTCGCCGCCCTCAGCAAATTGCTCGGGTAGGGCACGGCGCAGGTCAATGATGTCGCTTGTAATATCCTCTGGGTTCACAAGCAGGGGGTTGCCATGCTCACGCGACAAGGCTTCCAAGTACTCCTGCCGGGAGCGGCGTGGCAAAGCCTCGCGCACAGACCCTCTTGGCAGAGTGCGAACCAAGGTTGATTCATCACCTAACTCTTCTAACGCCCTCATACGATGGCGACCTTCATGGCCTGGGATGTTTAGGTATGCGGAGCCTTTTGGTTTGCCTAGCTCAAGGAATGGCACATCCTCAAACCCCTTATCGCGGGCAATGACCCCTAACTCTCTGACATATTCATCGAGGGACTTGTTTCCCTTGCTCATGTCCGAACCCGACACATTGAGCGGGGAGGCAAAATTCTCAAAGTCTCCCGGCCGCATGATCATTAGGGTTTGGGCGTTATCCCCTCTAAGGGCGCTGAGCAAAGCCTCATCATCATATTGCCGATAGATATTTGGCACTTCATCAAAGATTCGCTCTAGCCGTTGAACCCCGTATTGACCCTCGCGCTCTCTGACCTGCGGCTCAAGAGTCTTGTACTTAGACTTCTTGGCCATGTCCCGCGCCGCGCTGACCGCCTTCTCGCTTGCCTTCGTGGCAGCCTTGGCTGTCTTCTTAGCAATACCGCCGCCTGCCATTTGGCTTTCGTACCAGGCTTTGAGTTTGAGATCAGGCTTCATTGATGCACCGATAAAGTGATAAGCGAGATTGTCCCGCCTTCATCAATTGCTTGCCACTCAGGATGCATATGGATTCTCCCTCTTCTTCCATGCGCCTGAGTCGATGTAGTCTTCCTCGTCATAGTCTTCCTGAGGCGGCGGGTCGATCTCAAGCCAGCCGGCATCCCGCAGGAACCGCAGCGCCTGGGTGCAGGCATCCACAAAGTCATCATGAGTGGACTCAGGGAAGGAGCATATCTGTGAGACAAAAGGCTCAGCCCAATCCCGGACATAGCCTTCCTTGACCGTGCTCTCCGGTATCCACACCCTCCCTCGAGCAATGATGTTGGACACGATATTGAGGCGCTGAACCTTGTCCGCATTCCCTGGGTTATATGCCCTGACCGGCAGGTGGGCCCGCTGCAAGTCCTGGATCAGGCTAATGCCAGCCGACTTGTCCTCAACCAAGATCAGGTCAACCCGCTTCTTTTCCCTGCCCTCACCGAAGATGGTGTCGTACTCCTCAATGACCTTTGGCCGCAGGTCGGGGTATTGCAGGCGGTCTTGCCAGCAGTCAATCACCATGACCGACATCGGGCCATCCACGGGCTTGAACACCCCCCAAGTAATGCAGGCGGTTGGGTCGTTGATGGTCTTTTCCGTATAGGCGCAGTCATAGGACTGAACGATGTACTCAAATTTGGGAAAGGCTTTCTGAGCCGGCCAGAGCTTGAACATCTCCCGCTTGACGATCCCGGACTCCTCCGGGTCGATGATCTCAGCGTAGATCTCCTGCCTTCCCAGCTTCGTTCCCTCATATTGGAGGATCTGCTTTTGGAAGGAGGGAGCCAGATTGGCGAGATTGTCATAGGTTGAGGCGGTAGTCAGCACCACATCATTGCCCTCCCGCCCTACTAGATCCACGATCAGGTCTTTAGGCTTTGGGGTTGTCGTACAGATAATCCGGGTCTTCTTGCCTAGTCGCACCCCGAACATGATCTGATCCCAGGCCTCATCGAGGTAGTCCCAAGCGGCCAACTCATCCAGCCATGCCCCGTGGAACTGTGGCCCCCGGAACCGCTCTGGCTCCGAAGCTGGGATGCCTTTGATCAGGGAGCCGTTAATCAATTTAAGCTCATGGAAGGCGCGGTTGTAATCTGCCACAAGTGAACTGGGTATAACTGATAAAAGCCCTGAGTCCCCTTCAAAACAAGTTGCTCTGACATCGGAGGAGGTTGGTGCGCCCACCAGCCAGCGAGTGCCTTCCTCCTGCCATGCCCACCACCCCACTTGCTCCGCAGCCGTCCTGGTCTTGCCGGCACCGCGGCCGGCGAGCATAAGCCATATCGTCCACCAATCCCCAGCCGGGATAACCTGGTGCCTATGCGCCTTAGATACCCAGTTAGCCCTCCAAGCCCAGGCGACCTGATCCTCAGGCTTGAGTTGAGAGAATTTGGCCTGAGTGTCCGGGTCTTTAAGGATCTCAAGAACTTCATCCATTCCTGATCACGCGGGCTATGTCGACGGGTGTCATATGGGGAATCTCTGCCACCTCAGCGCACTTCTCCCTCTGCCTCATGGCGATGAGCCTACCAACTAGGAGCTCAAACCCCCCAACCTTGATGTCGGGGTGGATCTCATGGATCGCATCCTCGATCTCTTGGTCGGTCATTGGGCCGCCTGTTTTTTCAGCTCTAGGTTTTGCAGCAAGCTGTCAAACAATCCCTTGGCCTCTATGGAAGCCTCTACCTTCAACGGGTTGTCCTTATCCCCGGCCAGCTCCATCCGGTCGCCGTATTTCCTGGGCTTGAGCTTCGATGCAGTCCACTTCCGGGCATCTATCCTCAGGCGCATCCAGTTGATGTAGGCAGAATCAAAAGAGGTATTGCCCTCCTTGTCTGTCTTCTCCATAGGCATCTGATCCGCTATGGCATGAATCTCATCAGCAAGGGTATCGGCCTGATCCTCCCTTGCCTTCGTGTACATATCCGAAAACTCTGGAAATCGGGACAGCCAAAGGTAGACAGTACTCTGTACCG